ACTTTTCAATAAGATTTCTTTTAATTAAGTTATTAGCAATTTTCATTGGCGTAATATTTAATCCCATCAGCATCAACTGCTCTGTAAAGCTATCACCAACCCCTGTAGCATCTACAATAGCTCTGGCGTCATTATAGGCTCTTAGCGTCCCAGCAATTAGATTCTTTTGAGCTTCCCAAGTCCTGTCCTGAATCTTTTCATAATAAACTAAATGATTAGTAGATAATCTAAATCCTACCAATACCGTCGCATCGAAACTTCTCGCAAGGTCTATTCCAAAAAGATAATCTTCTCCTGCGATGGGTTTCTCTAACTGTCCGGAGATGGCATTTTCTATATTCTTAAATACGCTTGATGCCCCTTCTATAATTTGGCAATAATATTCTTGTTTAAAAAAATCTAAATTAACCGCGTTTCTTCTAAAGTCTTCAATTTGTTCTTGAGTAAAAATCCCCGTGTCATCTACAGTTTTTAAAGAAGTAAAATAATCCCTCCTTCTTATTAAATAAGCAAAATCGTTATTCCCGCGTGGAGTCCCTACGTAGTCCACCCACCCACCGGAGGAAGCAATAGACGGCTCTATTACCGCCTCTCTGAACTCTGAACCCCACCTATGAGCTATTTCACCATACTCATCTACCACCACACCAACTGGCTTTGGACCACGCAAACTATCTGGATGATCCGCTCCTTTCGCCTGTATTACGCTTCCATTAGGAAAAGTCAGAGACATATCGCTATTATTTACCCTGACAATCTTTTTATATTCTTCGGGTAGCCAGCGGAAAATAGAAGTGTTTGGGTCTGTCCAAATCGTTGAACGAGCTTGAACTAAATATGGTCCTATATACCAATATAAACCTACTCTCTTATGCGATTCAATTAGTAATTTCTGTAAAAGCGTCGTAGTCTTTCGGCTTCCACGATGCCACATAAGGACACTATGATTGTTGGTAGAGGCAAGATATTCCGTTTGGTGGGGGCGAATTGAATCTAAAAATTCTTGGGTAGGAATTTGAATCATTTTTTATCTTTGAAATCTACTATATTGATGCTTATTTTTTCGTCTCCTGAAGTGATATCTACATTACTTTTAGGTTGTCCATAAGCAGAATTCATCAAAGAATTATAAGCGGAAACGTCACCTTCTACAATCGCTTTTTGGGCAAGCCTAATTGTCATTAAAAGTTCAGTCATCCATTTCTTGCCTTTTTTTTGAAAAAAAACAGGGTACATCGTTTCTAACTCTTTTAAAATATGCTCGGGCGGCTGTCCTTTCATTCCTAAAACATAGCGAACAACTGTAGAGCGATTAGGAATGCCCTTAGGTTTTGGACGAATGCGTGGGTCTCCTTTTGTAAATGGTTTTAATGTTTTTAAATTTGACATTGTATTTAAATATCTCTTAAATATCACTTAATTTTCAATTTCTTTATACTAAATTTTTTTAAAAAAATCAAATCTTTTTTATTTATTTTCCCGACCTTTTGTTTTTTTCAATTATTTCTTGAATCATATTGTTTTCCTCATCATAAGAATTACTTATTTTTATACCTAACAATTTATTTGGACAATATAAAGATTCAAATTCATCAGAAAACCAAAAAGGAGCCAAACTAATAGAGTCTATTCTAATCCCATAACATTGAGAAAATTTTTTAATTTTAAGCAATGCCAAAACTAATTCTTTTTGTTTTTTTATTTCTTTTTCCATAATTTTTTATTTTCCCGACCTTTTTGTTTTAATAAATCTTCATATTTCTTTTTATAAATTTTAGCAATTTCGTCCAACTCCACTTTCGTGAATTGTTTCACTTCCCGTGCTTTTTTCCAAAGTTCTTCTTCTGCTTTTTTACCGTATCTTTTTATAATAAGTTCTCTTAAAATTTCTGGTCTTCCACCACCCCAGAGGTTATCATTTATGCATTCGGCGAAAACATTTCTTTCATCAAAAAAAACCGCATTATGCCCGAAAGCTTGTATGAAATGTCCAGCGTTCATAAATCGTCCCCTGCCTTTTCTTCCGCAAACTTGGCAAGTCCAGTTGTCCCTTTCCTTTATGTAAAGGGAAAACCATTTCCACGCTGTTGTTTTTTTGAGAGATTTCATTGTTTTATTTTTTGTTCATCTAAAATTTTACCACAATCTACACACCGCACCCGAGTTATTTCTATTGTTTCTGTTTCTGTGTTCAAATGCTTGCACCCGTTTGGCGACGGAAGTTCTTTCCTTACGTCCGCCCAGCGGATAACTTGTTTTTCGGGTTTAAATCTTGAAATAAATTCTTTCAGGTCAGGATATTTTTCGTAGAATTTAATACTTTCATAAATCCAAGATTTTCCTTTTTGTAAATCTTTCCCAACCCGTTCCAAAATGGAAACTGTTCCTTTACCGTATTTTTTATAAAGCGGGGAAGTTAAAATCAACCGCCCGATTTCGTGTCTTTTCTCAATTTCGTCCATCGCTTGGTTGAAAGATTTAATATAAATCACATTTCTGCATTCTTCTATCAAATCTTGATATTCTTTTAAATCTTCTTGCTTTATAACTAATTTATCATTCATCTTTTTTTAGCCAAATCTCCGACGCTAAATTCATTGGTTTTTTGCACAAACAGTGAAGTTCTGGAATTGGAAATCCGCCCGGCACCAAAACCTCACAACCACATTCACCGCAAGCATAAATCAAGAAATATTCTTTATCTTTTTCTAATTTTTCTTCTATTTTTAACATATTATTTAATTTTTAATAAATTTAAAATTTTCTTAATCGCCTCAAATTCTGGATTCAATAATACCTTAGGAGCTTCTATAATTAAAGCGATAGCATAAATGAAAACACCGGAAAAAACCAAAAGGCCAAAACCCACAATAAACGCCATCAAAATTTCTTTTGTATCTTCTTTTAAATTATTTTCATTCTTTTGATAGTATTTAAATAATTTAATCCAAAAATAGACACCCAACAAAAAGACTATAAAAAATAAAATATTTATTACTAAATCAACATAAACTTGTTTTAGAACAACCTGCCATAAAAAACCAAACGGAACGTTTAATTTTTGTTCTAATGGTTCTAAACCCTGAATAATTGCTTCTATTGTATTTTTAATTTCAACTGTATTCATATTTTGAATGAGCCGGGGCGTCGTTGTGGTAGTTCCGAACCCCCAAAAATATTTATAAATCGGGGCTTTTATTTTTCCACAAAAGTGGAAAATTGAGAACTACCTCCGAACCCCGAACGCCCCCGCCCGATTTTTTAACGACCTAATCTGTTTCCTCATCTATTTCTTTATATAAATCTCATATATCTTTTATTTGTTTATCTATTATATCTTTTATTTGTTTATCTATGTGTTCCTCGTTTAAATTATATAAAATAACATTTATCCCTTCTTTTATTTCTTTCAAAAGATTGAAAATCTCTGTTTCTTTTGAATTAACATTTTTGTCGACTATCTTGAAATCAATATATTTCTTACCATTATACTCTCTTTCAGATGTTTCATATTCAATCTCAACCCTTTTACCTACCATTCCTAAATACCTACCATTGAAAGTAGTATATTTATTTCCGTTCTCGTCTATAACAGCATATAAAGTCCAGTTCCTGCCGTTTGAAACTCCTGATTTTAAAGTTTTTACATCATTTATTTTTATTGTTTTTTTCATTTTTTTCTTTTAATTCTTTAATAAAATCTTTTTTTTGCCTTAGAAGCGGAATAAGGCAGTCATCACATACCCAGCCATCAACTTCGCTTCTGTATACGACCTTTTTATTTTTAGGGTAAATTGTAATCCCACCGCAATTTTCGCATCTTTTTTTTATCATCGCATTTCATATAAAAACCTTGTGAACCTTTCTAATTTTTCTTCTATTTCTTCATTGTCTTTTATGTACCCTTTTTGAATTAAGGCAGAAACAATCAAAATGGCATTATTCTGTGCGACTGAAAATTTAATTGACTCTTGTTTTTCGTTGAAGTATTTATCAATTCTTTTTTGTTTATCGAAATACATTTGTTGTATATTTTTCATATTTTTATTGTTCGTTATAACACGACTCGCAAAGACCGTTTGGTAAAATATCATCTTTTTCTACCCACATTCCACATTTCACGCATCTAAGCCATTCCCAATCCTCCGAATCGCATACAGGACAAGCATCCTCTGGTCCTTTGTGACAGTCGTGGTCTGGAACGCTAACTTGTTGTAATGCATTTAAAAACGGCTGAAAATTCTTTTGAAAGTTGTTATCGAATAATTCTTTTTCGTTCATATTTTTATTTTTTTATTTTATTTTTTTGACCTTTTTTATTTACAAATTTTATTATCTAAATCATAACCATATTGCATACATTGCTCCTTTTGCCAGTCTGTAAAATAATAGTTCGGATAAATACTGCTTTCACTAAT